ATAAATTATAAAACTAATACTACAGGGCAGTCTTCTGCTCAACCAGAAGAATCTACTGGCTATAAAGCAGTAAAATTTGAAACAAAAGCACCTGAAAAAGTAGAAGAGAAAAGTAAAGGTGGATTAGTGTATACTAAGCCTTTTCAAAAGAAATATTATGGGGGACTTATATAAATGACTACTTCTGGAACAACTACTTTTGATTTATCTATTGATGAAATTATTGAAGAATCATATGAAAGAGTAGGCATTAGAACTAATTCTGGATATGATCTTAAATCAGCTAGAAGAAGTTTAAATATATTATTTTCAGAATGGGGTAATAGAGGAGTTCATTTATGGAGAGTAAAACTATATGAACAAGCTTTAACAACAGGAACAGCTACTTATACTACTCCTTCTGATTGTAGCGATGTTTTAGAAGCTTATGTTTCTAGTTCTGCTGGAGCACCAGGAGAATCTACAAATGATTTATCATTAACTAAAATAGATAGATCAACATATGCATCATTACCTAATAAAGGACAAACTGGTCAACCATCACAGTATTATGTTAATAGACAAGTGCAGCCTACAATTACTTTATATCAAGTACCAGATAGAATTCAGTATATTAGTTTAAAATATTATTACATTGCTAGAATTGAAGATGCGGGAGCATATACAAACAATGCAAATCTTCCATATAGATTTATACCATGTATGGTATCAGGGCTTGCTTATTATTTAGCACAAAAGAAAATGCCAGAAAAAGTTGATATGTTAAAACTAGCATATGAAGATGAAATGCAAAGAGCATTAAACGAAGATAGTCAAAGAACTAGTTTATATATAACTCCACAAGTATATTTTCCAAGAGGTTGGTAAATGCCAGTATTTTCTAAAGGCAAAAGATCAATGGCCATATCTGATCGTTCAGGTATGCAATTTCCATATGTTGAAATGGTTAGAGAATGGAATGGATCATGGGTACATTTTTCTGAATATGAAGCAAAACAGCCTCAATTAGAATTAAAATCACCAGGTGGAGATGCGCAAGCGTTACAATTTGCTAGACCAGATGTTAGACCTGGAGGCGGTTGTGATGTATTATTAGATTTATATTATTGGCCAGGACAATATACTTCAAATGGTATGGAACCTGGAATTAGTGGAGATATTATTAATGCTAGAAGACAAGCAAATATATTTTTGGGAGCTGTAACAATAGTGTCCTCTACTCCTACACCTAGTACTGATATAACAGTAAGTGTTTTTCAAACTGGTATGGGAACAGGAGTATTAAACGTAACTACTATAACAACATGACATACGCAGAATTAGTACAAAAAATTAGAGATTATACAGAAGTAGGTTCTGAGGTTTTAACATCTACTATTGTTAATGGTTTTATTAGAGATTCTGAATTTAAAATATTTAGAGAAGCAGATGCTGACTATGCCAGAGAATATGCAACATCTACATTTACAGCTAATAATAAATATTTAGTATTACCAAATTCACCAGGATCTTCTGGTACAAATACAGATAGAAGAGCTTTAATTGTGAGATCAGTTGTTGCTACAAATACTTCTGGAATACAGGTTTCATTAGAACCAAGGGATGATACTTTTATAACTGAATATAACTCTTCTGGAGCAACTGGATTTCCTAAATATTATGCTACTTTTAGAGAAAATGCTATTGAAGTAGCCCCTACACCAAGCGCAGCTTTTTTAGTAGAACTAGATTATATTTATACTCCAGATGGATTAAGTCCAACAAATACAGATACTTATATAAGCGTTAATGCTCCAGAATTATTACTTTATGCTTGTTTAGTAGAAGCTTTTGCATATTTAAAAGGACCGATGGATATGTACAAACTGTATCAAGAGAAGTATAATAGTGCATTACAAGGATTTACGTTGGAGCAAACAGGTAGAAGACGTAGAGACGAATTTCAGGATGGAACGTTACGAATTAAAGTACCGTCACCATCCCCATAATAACTATAGGAGTAAAAATATATGGCAATTACACAAGCAGTGTGCGACACATTTAAATCAGAACTTTTAGGTGCAGTACACGATTTCGATAACGGTTCAGGACAAGTTTTTAAACTTTCGTTGTATACATCAGCAGCGACATTAGGTGCTAACACAACAGTGTATACATCTACTAATGAAGTTTCTGCTACAGGAACTTATACAGCTGGCGGTGGAGCTTTACAAAATCAACAAGTGTCACTTGATACAGGTGTAGCAATTGTTGACTTCGCAGATTTATCTTTCACAGGAGTTACGTTAACAGCAAGAGGAGCTTTAATTTATAACACTTCAGCTTCTAGTGCATCAGTTTGCGTATTAGATTTTGGTGCTGATAAAACTGCAACATCAGGAACATTTACAATTCAATTTCCAGCATTTACAAGTTCAGCAGCTATATTAAGAATCGCTTAATTTAAGGAGAGCCAGGTGGCAAATATTACATTGATATTAACACCACCTGGTTCAACCATAATAGGAGACTATTATGGCTAATGATTGGGGTCTTTATAATTACGGATTAGGTCTTTGGGGACAACAACAAGATGATATTGTTTCCTTAGAAGGAATTCAATTAAATTCTTCTGTAGGAAACGAACAAGCTTTTACAGATATTATAGTTCCAGTTTTTTTTGAATCAATGCAGGCTTACACAGCCTCAGTGAATACTATTGCTGGAGCATTAATATTACCAACAACTGAACTAATTAATTCAACAGTAAATTCTGTATTTGCTGGAGAGAATGTAATAGTAGAAGTAACTACTCCAGGATCTCCTACTCAATGGGGAGTAGATCATTGGGGATATGCTAATTGGGGACAAATAACAGGATTAATTGCTCAAGAAAGTGAAGAAGAAGTAGGCATTCTAACAAACGTTGCATTAGCAGCAACGGAATTGGCCACAGTAACTTTAGGTCCTAACTATGAAATTCTTATTGGTATTTTACAAGAACCAACTGGCGTATTAGCTAGTGTAAATATTAATTCTGTTTTTGCTGGTGAGGTTGTTACAGTAGAAATATCTACTAATGTATTAAATGTAACATTAGGTGATGAAAGTATTTCTGGAAATGCTGATGTTCCAGTTTTTATTGAATCAATGTTAGCATATGCTTCATCTGGATCTACAATTACTGGAGATGCTAATTTAACTTTAAATAGTTTATTATTAAATGTTTCTACTGGAACAGTAGATCATATAATTGATGTTGCTGTAGATGTTACTGCTCCAGGATCTCCTACTACTTGGGGAAGTTATGCTTGGGGTCAACAAGCTTGGGGTCAAATTGTAGGATTAGAAATAGATCAAGGAGGAGAAGAAGTAGTTGTTCCTTCTATTGAAGTAGATGTTATTGGTCAACAATTAAATATATCTTCTAATACTCCTTTTATTATTGGAGATGCTAATTTAACTCTTTCTGGAACATCTTTAACTATTAGTTTAGGTGATGAATCTGGTCTTCCAAATACTATAGTAGATTTAACTGGTATTTTATTAAATCTTGTAGAAGGCACGGCTTCTGGACAAGTAGTAAATATCATATCTGTTACTGGAGTATCTGCTACAATATCTACAGGTAAACTATATGTAAGTGCTTGGGCAGTTGTAGATATAGGGGTTACAAACACCTGGAGTGTGGTTGACATAGCAGCTTAATGAAACTAAAATTGAGTATTATTACTAAAATTTAAAAGGAATTCTTATGGCTTCAAGTTTTTCAACTGATCTAAAACTCGAACTAATGGTAACGGGTGAAAACTCGGGTACTTGGGGAGATAAAACAAATTCAAACTTAAACTTATTACAACAAGCAATTGCAGGGTATCAAGCAATTGCTCTTACTTCTACTAACACTACTTTAGCAATGACTGATGCTACAATATCAGATGCTAGAAATGCTGTTATTAAATTTACAGGAACTTTAGCAGCAAACGCTACTGTTTACGTTGCTTCAGGTATTGAAAAAACATATACTATAGAAAACGGTACAACAGGAGCTTACACACTTGCTTTAAATCAAGTTGGAGGTGCTTCTGTTATTTGGTCTACTACAGATAAAACTGTAAAACAAATTTATTTAAATGGAACAGATGCAGTAGACATTGGAATGGTAAATCTTACTGCTCCACAAACATTAACTAATAAAACTTTAACTTCACCAACTATTAATAATGGTACAGCTAACTCAGTTGTATTAACTACGCCACTTATAGATACTATTGATGATATTAATGGTAATGAAGAAATTATATTTACAGCAACTGCATCAGCAGTTAATGAGATAACTCTTGCTAATGCTGCAACTGGTAATAATCCTAATTTATCTGCATCTGGTGGAGATACAAATGTAGGTCTTAATTTAACACCAAAAGGTGTTGGTGCTGTAACATTTAATGGAACTGGAAAGATTCAACAAATTCAAGAAAAAGTAACTGTAACTGCAGTAGCAACTACAGGAACTACTGATTATGATCTTTTAACACAAGCAGTTCTATATCATACGACAGATGCTTTAGCACAGTTTACTATTAATTTTAGAGGAAGTTCTTCAACTGCATTAAATACTATGTTAACAGTTGGTGATGCAATGACTGCAGCATTCTTGAATACAAATGGAACTACTGCTTATTATACAACTTTTACAACTGTTGATGGAACATCTACTAACGTAACTACATTATGGCAAGGTGGAGCAGCACCAACAGGTGGTAATGCTAGTTCAACAGATGTATATAGTTATACATTAATTAAAACAGCTGCTTCAACATATACAGTTTTAGCAAGCCAATCACAATTT